ATTCAGTCGTAAGATTGGATCTACCCCTTCTTTGAGAAGAAGAAGTAAAACCCTTTTTCGGTTCCGATAATGACCTGAAATTATCAGCAATGCTTAGGGAGTTATCTTATAACAAACTAATTGCAGAGGTGGCACCTTGATAACTGGCGTCCCTGTGAAAAGGAACAGCGCAGTAGTCTTAGCCAGATACACTAATCAGGATGAAGAAATTTATATTTAATATAAATCCTAAATCCCTCAAAAGATTATCTGTTGACGCACCTAAGTCTATGTTTTCGCTTAGAAATTCGCAAGAGTTTCTATCTATACTTTTAAAATATTCTTGGAAAATTTCCTCGATTATTTTTAACCGTATAAAAGTGACTTCTCGTGTTAGAACTATACATAACTTTGGGCAGTTTATTCTAAAAATGAATAAATGCCATGGAACTTCATACACAATTAAGTGGTTGAAAGCTTCCTCAGTAGCATTACAACGATTCCTTGCAGGATCTCCTTACAAATCGTTAAGAGACGCCGAACCTTCTATGCCACTACCGAGACTCCATAATGGAATCCCTTTCATTATCCAGTCGCAAGATCGAAGATCTATACGTAATGGTAATGCTAGTGTTATAAGATTCTGGTTGACATTGTTCAATCTTTATCGAATTATAGAAGGACCATTATCACCCAAGTTAAATACTATTACTGATCCTTATACAGGACAGCAAAGTATACTTGATGATTTTGATACCTTTATATCGAAAAATATGAAGAGACTATTAAGAGAGTATCTACCCTCTAAATCGTCCATATCAGCCTCTTACATTGTTAAGTCGAGATCTGCCAGTACTAATGCGGGTGTAGCCATGTCTTCCGTACTATCCGATTTGTGTTGGATAGTCCAAGATGCAGAAACCTATAACTTATTTAAGCAATATGCTATAGCTTCTGAATCTTTTGTCTTGTTTAGAAAACTCGATAATTATACCGAATTTCTATTTCAAGCACTTACAAAAGGGGCCCGTATTCCAGTAAAAGGGAATATGGCATTTTGCGCAGAAGAAAATGGCGGGAAAGTTAGAAAAACTTTCCTACCGGATCACCGAACGTGGACATTTGCTAGCCCATCAGATGTAAATCTGAAAGGCGGTCAACTTTCTCTTAAAGAGGAAGCTGCCGGAAAACTTCGTGTTTTCGCTATAGTCGATGTTTGGACACAGTCATTCTTAAAACCTCTACATTCTTATTTATTTAAGATATTAGGGGCTCTACCTAACGATGGAACCTTGGATCAAGATGCTTCGGCAACGCGATCTATGGAGAAAGCGTTGCGTCGGGGACACGCATGGTCAGTTGACCTTAGCAGTGCGACCGATCGTTTACCTATTGTTTTACAACAAAGTGTATTAACGACGTTATTTTCTAAAGCATTAAGTGATGCCTGGCGAAATCTGTTAGTAGAAAGAGATTATGTGTTAAACAGTTCTAAGATCACGGATCTATATCCGGAATTAGTTCCTGGTTACTACAAATACTCCGTTGGGCAACCAATGGGAGCCTTAAGTTCCTGGGCTATGTTAGCCTTAACACATCATATGATTCTGCAATTCGCAGTTCATAGATGCAAAGGAAAACAGGAGTTATGGTATGATTTATATGAGATCCTTGGAGATGACATCGTTATCTTTGATAAAGATGTTTATCTCGAGTATTGTAAAATACTCGATCTCTTGGGCGTGGGTGCAAACCCAGCCAAATCTATACCTGCCCCGACTATTCCTGCTTTTGAGTTTGCTAAGCGAACTTCATTAAGCGGTGAAGATGTCTCAGGGTTATCATGGAATGAGTTCCTTAAAGGAGACTCATTACCCGGAAAAGTTGGACTAATCTTGCGATTAGCTCTTAGACGAATCCAGCTATCACGGACTGCAATTGCAGCCGTGTTAGCCCGTGGAAGTCATGATATGACCAAACCTCTTAAGGCTGGCGCACATCATGCGCTTTTAGCTATTTTAGGATCATTAACCAAATCGGATAATAAATCGCTAGAATATGCAATTAGTGTACTGATAGATCCTCATAATGAGGAGGATGTTATAGAGCCTAAGAAGGCTTCTATACCACTGCATCAGACTATGCAAAGCGTGGTCGAAATGCTGAAAGGTGAATCTTACGAGATTCTAGAAACTACGTTATCAGATTTTGATACGAGACTAGAACTCGCTCGAGACGAGCTGATTCCTTATATGAGTGAAACTGCCTATTTAAAGGCTTTAGCTATCACTAAACAAGTGGTATCAACTTATGATGCAAAGATAGACGAATTTGCGTTCACTATTTTGGATCTCTCTCCTTTAGGGAAAGATAACCCAGTAATAATGGCACAAAGACGTAGTATAGCCGAAGATATCTTGTTAAGAGATACCGACCCACAAGATCGTTTAGATGATCTTGAAGATCGACTATACAAAGCAGCCAAATATGGTATGCCTATCTTAGAAGCCGTTAAAATATATAAAGACTCTACTGCTTATGCAATGAGTTTTAAATTTAACGAGGTTCCTAGACGTACTATACCAACAGAAAATTGGTTAGTGCTTCTTGCGGCTAAAGCCGGGATGCCGGGAGTTCGTTGGTGGGACGCTACTACTGCTTTTGCAGGTTATGCGAATTACCTCTAAACTACACGAGAGTCACAGCTTGACTAGACTTATAGTCCAGACTCTTCTTTTCATATTTAGGCGGATTTCAGTTGTGCACTGTTATCTGTCCTGAACTTGACTCTTCTAGTATATAGAAAAGCTTTGTACGATGGACCCATTAGAAGTCATATCTAATGTTGGGATAGCAATGTCAAACTTCGTCCAAATCAGGAAAGCGCGGGATTCAAAATACATTATTCTCTTATGAGAAGAGTAAATAATGGAATGATGAAAGCGCCTCTTTCACTATATGAGCGGAAGATGGGCAAGAGCACCTCTTTGAAAATTTATACGAAAGTGTAAAGGGGTCAAAGAGTATAGGGAC